GATATTTCCCGAATGCGGCACGACTGCGGTCCCGTGATACTGGAACGTGACGGCGCCGCCGCCGGTGAACTGCGTGGCGCCCGGCTTCATCTGCGCGAGAATCTGGTCGATCACGAGCACCTGGCCGGCCGCGGGCGCCGGCAAAATGGACTGCGGCGTCCCGTTCATCGCGATGATCTGCGCTGCCGTGAGCGTCACCACCGCCTTCTGGATCAGCGACGGGTCGGTATCGGCCGCCTGGACCGGTCCGAAGCCGAGCGGATTCAGCCGGACACGCACCGTCGGATCGGCGGACTGGCCGCCAGGCGCGTTCACGCCATTCGGTTGGCTCAGCACGGCGAAGCCGATCTCCTTGTTGGAGGCACCGGCGGCGGTGAGCGGGCTCGAGGTGACCTGCTGGGTGCTGTTGTTCCAGAACACCTTGTCACCCGAGTTGAATGTGCTCGTATCCTTCGCGAGGTCGAACACGCCTTCCACTACGATCTCGGTCGATTCACCGCTGTTCTGGTTGTTCACCGCAATGCCGAAGATGTTGCCCACCTGGCAGCCCTGGCCGCTCGCGAGGGCGTAGGGCGCGGCCACAGTGAGGGTATTGCCCTTTTGAATGTAATTCTGCATCGAGTATTCTCCTGGTTGGTCCGGGGCAGCGGACGCCGCCCCGGTCGGTTGATTGTCCCTGCCAGCACCCTACGCGCCAGCGTTCTTCTGAAGGCCGCGGAAGTCGAGCGCGGCTGCGCCGAAGTCCATCCGCGCCTTAATCTTCACGCCGTCCACATCGAAACCCTGCTCGGTCTCGATGTACACGCCCTGCTGCCCTTCCAGGTAGCAGTATTCGATGGTGTCGATCTGCGCCGGGTCCGCGACCAGATACCACGCCGTGGTCCCGCCAGCGACCGCGTCGAGGCGGGGTTCCACAATCGGCACCAGCGTGCGCACCCACTCCGGCACCACCGCGTCCGGCCGCCAGGAGGCGAGGTTGATCGGGAAGATGAGCTGGAGCATCTTGCTCTCCAGCGCGTTCGGCACGGCGATGTACCGCGGAATCAGGTTCAGGGGCGTGCCCTGCATGCCCTTCTGATTGCGCATGGCGGCGCGCGCTTTGCCGAGGGCGGTGAGCGGATCGGCGTTGGTGACCGAGGAATCGATGCTGCTGGCCACGCCGCTCAGCAAGTTACCGTGATTGGCGTGGAACAGCGCCGTGTCGGTCTTGTCGCCGGCATAGGTCGCGGCCACGTTCGCGATGATGATGCCCCAAACGGTGTTGGATTCGAGTTGCGCGGCCGCCACGCCCAGCAGCGCCGGAATCCGGGTGAAGGCCTGGAGGTCGTCGTTGATGATGACCTTGCGCGTGAGCGCCACGATCTCACCGTAGGTGGCGAGCTGATAGGTGATCTTGTTGTCGGAGATGGGCGCGTGCGTGAACTCGCCTTTTTCGTTCAACTGCTTCAGCACCGGCGCGTCGGAGAGCATCACGCGGTTGACCGGCTTGAAGTCCTGCGCGGTCACCTGGCGGCAGAACGGCTGGAACGTGCGGGGATAGGCTTCGTATCCCTGGCGCAGGGTTTTGTTCGCGACGTTGGCCAGAATCGCCGGGAAATCGGACGTGGACTCGGCGCCCGCAAAAAACTCCGGCCCGCGCGAGGGACCGCGCAGCGCCACGTCCGCGATCCGCGTCACGTCCATCCCGCGCGGATTCATGCCGCGCATTTCCAGATACTCCTTGGCCATATCCAGGAGGCGGAAATTGCGGTACTCGCGCGCCATCTCCTCGGCCCGCGCTTGCTGTTCAGGGCCGCACCCGGGGAGGAATTCTCTCAGGTCGTTGCCCTCATGGTCGCGACGGCGGGCCAGGAAGAATCGGTTATCGGTCCGCAGCAGCAGGGCCATCTGCATGCAGGCCAGACGCTGCTCGCCGCCGTCGCGCGTCACCCGCACGTGCTCCTGCGGCTCGAAAGGCTTGTCTTTCGCGTCCTTCCCCGCCTTCTCGTTCAGCGCGGCCAGCGCTTCGGTGGTGAACTGCTCGGGCGTTTTGCCGTCGGCGATGGCCTTCTCGATGAAGTCGGCGCCGAGGGCCGTTCCCAGGTTGCTGGCGCGGTGCTTGATTTCCGCGACCCGCTCCCGTTCGGCCCGGATCGCCTCTTCCCGCGCGGCAGACAGGGCCTGTTCGTTTATTACACGGGCATCAGCGCCCGCTTCCTGCGTGGTCGTTTCAGGCATTGCAGGTTTCTCCTTTGATGGGCTGATTGCCCGTAGTGCATCGATCACGCCCGCCTGGAGCGTGCCGAAAACCATCACTTCGCTCGTGGGCCCGGCATTCAGAAACGCGGTGTTGAAATCCGCGGGAATCGTGCAGGGGGAAATCTCGAACGGCTCCCAGTCAGTGGCCTTGAACATCCCCATTTCCTTGTTGTTCAAGTACGGCGGTTTGCCATCCGCTAACCCTTCCGCCTGAGCCTCGACCTTCTCGCGCTGGTACACGAAGGTGCCGAAGCTGAGGTTCTGGAGGATGCCGGTGCTGGCCTTGCGGAACATCTCTGCGCCGTTCTCGTCGCCCAGATCGAATTGCAGCGTGGCCATGCCCTTTTCGCCGTTGGCCCAGGCACGCCGGACCACGCCCACCTGGGCCCGCGTTCCGACCTTCCCCGCGATGAGTGATTTGAAGTCGTCGCCGGTGAAGTGTGTGTCGAAGACGGGCGCGCCGTTGTTGAGGCGGTCCATCCTGCAGCCTGCCATATCGAGCTTGAGCATGTACGGCTCGCCGGTAGCGCGGTCGACGCGGGGCACATAAGCCCCGCTGTACCAGACCACGTCGATGGTGCCGTCCCTGTCATTGGCCGTGCTCGGCAGCAGGCGCGCGTCGGCAAAGACTTCGGACTCGGGAGTCGCGGGCGGCGGCGCGCCGGTTTGCATGGATTCCGGTGGCCCGGAGGACACCTCTGGCGGTGCGTTCATCGTGTTGTTCTCCTGTGATTAGCTGGTCATCCGCGGTAGAGCCGGGTTGTAGATTCCCAACTGGCTGTGCGTGAGATCCCTGCCACGAGCAGTTCCCGGATCATCCCGAGATCCTGGTCGGACAGCGCCGCAGAGTCCCGGCCTTTCGGTTTAGGCGGCGCCGGCTTACTCTCCGATGGGAGATCTGCATGCGGCTCGGGTTGTGCCTGGCCCCGCAGTGTGGTGTAGCGGGGATCGGAATCGAGAATGATCTCGAATTTGTCCACCAGCTTGTTGAAAAGGGCGATCTGCTCAAGCTGGGTCGTAGGATCGAAGCCGTTTTCGAGTACAGCCTCGAACCAGGTCTTCCTCCCCATGCGGACGTCTTTCAGCACGGCCTCGGCATCCTTCACCGGATCCACGGATTCGAACCGCGGCGCCGTCCACTGGACCGTCCGGAGGCTGACCTTCTCGTCGCTGGCGGCCGACTTCGGAATCTTACCCTGCAACATCAGCACATCAATGAACCGCCGCCACACCGGCATACAGAACAGCGGGATCAAAGTGAGCCAGCGGTAAGCCTCGACGGTGTTGCGGAAGCCCAGCATGCCGCCGCGCCAGGAGGAGTAATTCACCTGCGACATATCGCCGGTGCCGAGCTCGTAGGGCAGGCCGATCCCGGCCATGATCCCCTGGAGCTCCGTCATCTTGTATTCGCGGTAGCCGCCCGCCGCCGGGGGATTGTTGAACTTCACGTCCTGGCCGGGCTTCAGATACTCGACCATGCCCGGCTCGAACTTCTCAACCGGCAAACCGCTGGACGGATCGGTATCGGCAAGTCCCAGCGGATCGCCATCGATGCCTTCCGGCTGCGTGACAAACGCGGTGACGCAGGCCTCGATCTTCTTACGGATACGCTCTGCGTCACAGTAATCCTCGAGGTCCCGGAGCGCCATCATCACGGGCGCCAGCCACGGCACACCGCGGACCTGGCCCGGCCTGAGCACGCGATAGACGTGCATGATCTGATCCGCCGGTACCGGCTGGCTCACAATGCCGCCGCGCGGGTT